TGAATAACGCGCTTAGAATCAATACCGAAAGAGTCAAAGTAGGACTGAGGAGTACCGAACTCAGAATCATAAAAGAGTAAAGCCGCATCGGGATACTTATCAAGATACGACTTTGCCATCAACAAAGAGAAAGCAGTCTTAAAGTGCTTCGAAGGTCCAGCCCACATCGTTAAACCAGGCGTTAGACCCCCGTCTAGTTTACCTGACAACGCAATATTAATTGCAGGAATAGAAGTAGGAATCATATCCTTCTTCTGAAAGAATTTCGAATCGGCTAGAATAGCCGTATCCTTAATCGTAGAGTTCTTCTTAATTTTATCAAGTATAGACATAGTATAGTTCCTTATAGATCACTTATTATAATATAGATCAGACGTAAGATCAATCGATTACTGGCACCAGCTTTGCTTGGCGTCACCGTAATATTCACGTGCTAACCCGTTTTGAATTAGGCCTGCTCGAACGCTTTGGCCATTGACAATAATATCACCTAACACACGACCGCCAAATTTATCCCAAGCATATAATGTAACTTGTATCTTACCACCTTGGGCAATCAACTGAGAAGTCCATTTACTGGCTAACTGTGCTCTTTGATCCTCTTGTGGACACTGTGCCCTGTGTCCTTTTTCTGGAGTATCAACACCGAAGATACGAACTGCTAGTTCTGGTTTGAGCGGAGCAGGTAAGAACGGGGCTGCAATAACAATAGTATCACCATCACTTACGCGTAAAACTTGTGTATCATAGGTAGCTGAGTTCTTGGGCATCTTTTGAGCAAATGCCTGTGTAACTAACAGTAACGAGAGAATTGCAATATACTTTTTCATCCGAATAATCCTTCTAGAGATGCGGTTTCTTTAACTTGCCAGCCAATACAGCTGAGTAAAGAGTTAAGGGGTTCGAGAAAAGATTTCTCAAACATTTTATCATAATCAATATACTCACGTATTTTAAATTCAGGAGGAACCTCTCCTGCAAATGTAATGACATGAGTACCAAGGGGATTAGGTTCACGAAGATACAAGAACTTAATCTTATCACCCTCTTGAATCAGTTGATACTTCTTCTCCAGTCCCTTACTTGTGACTAGATGATTATATATCAACGCCCCTCTCACGTGAATAGGGGTACCCTTTCTAAAGATACCGTTAGAGTCAGCGTACTCCTTGATACCGTTCACACCTCGAGGAAAAGCAATATCTTCAGGGTCTAGGCTATGCCACCTGGCTTCCAAATCTACCACATACTTTCTCAAAGTAGTTTCATCCTTGGTAAGCGCAATCGCTACCGCCTCCTTCAGCGCCTTTCGTACCGGGGCAGGAGTAGACGACCTAACAATCTCCATACCTAGTACTTTTAGCTTAGGGGGATCGTAAGCAACACCTTCAGAGTTATAAACGTTTACAGCATACCGTTTCTTAGCAATCCAGATACCTCTATCGGCAATAATCTCACGCTTGAACTTAATCTTACGCTGGTAAGTATTCAGATAATCCGAAATAGACTCACAAGCATCATTGATCGTCGGTTCAATTTGAGTTGCACAATACTTGTCGAGTACGTCGACAATTGCGGACTTTTCTTTACCTGCAAGATTTTTCTCAACAAGAGCACCAAGAGTAATATAGGTAGAATCGGTATCAGCGTAAAAAGAATAATCAACATCCTTAGTACCTACTTCCTTATTTACAAATTCGTTTAGTTTCTTAGCTACCGATCGTATCAGTAGCTGACCAGTCATCGTAATACCTTCAGCAATTCTAATATCATAGAATCTAAAGTGAACGTTACCCATTGCACCGTAAAGAGAGTTCATCAAGATCTTAGCAGCCATCTGCTTTGAGTTAAGGCTGGATATAAGTCCAAGATATTTCTTATCTTTCGTCTCCTCGTATTTGCTTTGAGCTGCTAACATTTCCTTTTTAGCAACTTGACGAGAAGTAAAATAGAAGTCAATTAACTCCGGGAAGATACCTCTCTTCTTACGCGTAAAGCATTGACCATTAGCAGTCATAGACCAATCGTTCTTATGTATCTCAGAAGTATTGACTTCATTATCGATTAAACGCTGAATACTTTTCTCATCATCGGCTAAAAACTTCTGACCCTCTACCAGAGTTTCTGGTGACATATTCCAGGTCATAATAATGGAAGGATACAGGGAGGTAGCGTCAAAAGAAACGACCCAGTCGTAGCGGGAAGGTTTAGGTTCCTTAACATACGCACCCATAATAGTACGATCCTTATCTGGATCAACCCCGGGTGGGTTATGTACAATAATATTATCTTTCAACAACTTATTATACAGAATACAATCCCAAGTTCTTACAGATGAAAAGATATCAGTATAGTTACACTTAGCATCATAAGCCATCGTAAGAATCAAGTTAATGATCCTCATCTTATCCTCTAACCTATCCACTAACTCAACGTCGCGAATATTATAGTCTACAAACAGCTCCCAGTCCTTGGTATAGAACTCTTTAAAGGTTGCATGAGGGTTCTTTAACTTCTGCTCTCCTAGCTCCTCCATCGCGACAGTATCTAGTTTATAATTCTCAACCATTTTATAAGAGAACTTCTTATAGAGATCCATAAAGTCAAGAATAGAGATACCACACCACTCAAAAGCTAACTGGGTACGACCCCGAGCTGTAGGTACTTCATACTGCCTAATATAACCCCACGGAGAACACTCGTTCAAGGCTTTCTCACCAAGTACTTTAGTAATGCGAGAAGATAGATATGCAATATCGAATAACTGACTATTCCATCCAGTCGTCACATCAGGGTAATCGGACTTATGATGATTAATAAACTGACGTAGAAGATCGAATTCATCTTTACACTGAACGTATACCGAATTAGGTTTCTTGCTTAGGTAAGGACCGCAACCAAACGTAGTAATTACCTTGGTATTAAAGTCCTGTACAGATATAAGCGTGACTTGTTCTTGCGCAGTCCTAGGTTCAGGGAAGCCGTATTCAGTTGTAGTCTCAATATCGATAGTTACAATCTTCATTAACGAAATATCGAATTCGATTGTATCAGAAAACATCTTACTGATGAACTGATAACCATAACTTCTATTACCAAAGATAGGAAAGTTACTTACTTCTTTATATTGATCTACGAAATTGCGAGCTTCTTTGATCGTACTGAACTTAATCTTTTCAAGGTTTTCACCCCACAACGATTTAAATTCTGATGGCTTACCAGAACGAACGTACAGGGTAGGTTGAAAGGGAATCTTTTGATTTACGCGTTTTCCGTCTTTAAAACCACGGAAATGCACGTAATCACCGCGCGTATAGATATTGGTATAGAAGAGCATTTGTCTATTATATATTACCTCGCGAAAGGTTGCAAGCTTATTCGGTCATAAATATTACGTAAATAACTATGTAATATTGACCGTTTAAAATTTAACAGGAGAAAAAATGTTCAGCAAAAAGATTGCCGTAATGGCACTTTTTGTTATGATGTTTGGCAGCACAACTGCTCAAACGACAAGTGGAACCTCTAGCACAACCGGAGGAACAACGACAGGGACTACAAGTCTCATTAATCAAGGAACTTACGATAGTAAAACCCTGGTTGATACTAATAGCACTTCTAATAGTGTTAGTACCGTTAATAGTAATAGTACTGCTAATAGCAACAGTACTGCAACCAGCACATCGACAGTTAACAGTAATTCTGTAAATACTAACAATAATAATAACGTAAGTACCGGTACAAGTACTAACGTTAATACTAACAACAATGTTAACAGCGGAACTCAAACGTTTAATAACAACAACGTTAATTCCGGTACACTGACGTATAATAATAACAACGTCAATTCTGGTACAATGACTAACATTAACCAGAATACTTCTGCTTCTACAAGTAATAATACTAACGTTAATACTAACCACAATATTAACAGTGGTACTCAGACGTTTAATAATAATAACGTCAGTACAAGTACTTCAACCAATACCAATATTAATAAAAATGAAAATACTGGTACGATGACGTATAACAATAACAACGTCAGTACATCAACTAATAATAACGTCAATACTTCTACTAGCACTAATAATAATGTGAATACTGGTGACATGACTAATCGAAATATTAGTACTTCAACATCACAAAGTGTTAATACAAATAATAACGTTAATCAGAATGCTAATATTAACCAGAACATTAACTCTGGTGAAGTAACTAATATTAATAAAAACGAAACCCTTATCACACAAAAAGTCATTCAGCCTCCACCAACAGCGGTTGCTCCTACAATGATGAGTGGTGGTAACAATGACCTATGCTCTACAGGTTCATCTGGATCAGTTCAAACGCAAGTGTTTGGTGTTTCATCAGGTGGTACAGTTCGTGATATGAATTGTGAGCGTTTAAAGTTATCTAAGACCTTGTATGACATGGGTATGAAAGTAGCCGCTGTTGCTGTGATGTGTCAAGATGAACGGGTGTTTAACGCAATGATGAATGCTGGTACCCCTTGTCCTATTGAAGGTAAGATTGGTGAGCAGGCTAGACTCACATGGGAAGATAATAA